GCCGTCTGCGTGGCTCGCCGCATGGGTCGCCGGGTCGGGGTTACCGACGCCCACACCGCCTGCACCGTCGGGTACGAAAGCCTTAGTAGTGTCGGTCGACGTGGCCGCTAGCGCCTGTACGTCTACCTCGTCGGCTGCGCCGTCTGCGTGACTCGCCGCATGGGTCGCTGGGTCGGGGTTACCTACGCCTACACCGCCCGCGCCGTCTGGTACGAAAGCCTTAGTAGTATCGACCGACGTAGCAGCTAACGTCTCTACGTCTACCTCGTCGGCTGCGCCGTCTGCGTGACTAGCCGCATGGGTCGCCGGGTCAGGATTACCGACGCCTACACCGCCCGCGCCGTCTGGTACGAAAGCCTTAGTAGTATCGGTCTCGGCCGTCGGTAAATTTTCTAGCGTTACCTCGTCGGTACCACCGGCCTCATGCGTAGGCGCATGTAGGCCAGGTACTGCGCCGTCGGCCGTAGCGCCGTCGCTAAGCCGCCCGGTACCCTCGGGGCTTACCGTGATAACCCAGCCAGCGCCGGTCGCCCGGGCGTAAGTAGTCACGCCGTCGAGCTGGGCGACCTGCCGACTAAGCTCGTCGTTACCTACAAAAGCCCGGGCGCTGTCGTCGGTAGCCGAGTCGTTAAGCATTAGCTTACCGCTGCCGGTCGCCTGTACTTTAAGCAAAGCCCGACCCGTTGCTACGGGGGCCCAGGTATCGGTAATACTTATAGCGGTCGTCATTATTCCCCCCTGTACTCGCCCACGTCGGCCAGCTGGCCGCCGCCCTGGGGCGATACTGTTATAAGCCAGCCCTCGCCGTCGGTACGGGCGTAGGTCGGTACGTTATCAAACTGTGAAAATTGAAAAGCTACTTTATCAGGATAAGGAAAGGCCCGCGCCGTCGCCTCGTCTTGGTCGTGGCTAACGTATAACCGCTCGGTACCGGCCGCTTGTATTTTGAAAAGCGCTTTACCGTCGGCTATCTTTACCCAGGCCGGGCCAGCCGTTATCGCTACTAATGTCGTCGCCATTCTAGGCCCCCTCTGCGTCGATATCGTCGGCCTGCCCGGTCTGCATACCGGTACCCGGCTCGCCCTCGCCTATTACCGCGTCTACCTCGTCGCTGCCGAACTCGGCCCGCAGCTCGAGTATAGGCCGCAGGGCCTCGGCCAGCTGGCTATTCTCGGTTTTAAGCCGAACCACGTTTTTACTAAATTTAGTACCGGTAAGCTCTTTACTGCCACGGTCGCGGCTAATGAAACCGAGCGCCGCCATACGGTCGTAGGCGTCGACCTCTTTTTTAAGGTCGACCGCCGGCTTAATGGCGCCCGTCCAGTCGCTGCTAAACCACGCCCCCGCGACCGGCCAGCCGTTAGGGTCGCGCCACGCCTGCAGCAGGCCCCGGGCCTCTATACGGTTAGTTAAAACCATACTTATCAGCCAGTCGCGGTATATGGGCTCTAAAAAACTCTCGGCGAAATCTGACCGGGCTTTGTCTAAAAACAGTTTAAATTCATTAACGGCCCCGCGACTCGCCGAGTAATTCTGTCTAAAAGCTAGCTGCAGTATCTCGGGGGGTATCTCGTTAGCCCACGCGATAGCGCTAATAACGGCCGCCTCGAACTCGCCGTAATTAATATCGGCGCCGGCGGTATTAAAGCCCACCGGTTCCTCGCCCTGCTGCAGCGTCTCTAAAATAAAGCCCGGTATATGGTCTGCAAAGTTATACCGGGTCTCGTCGCCTGTAGTCGTGTCGGTTACTGTAGCCTGGGTACGCTTTACCGCGCCCCCGGTTAAAGGTTTAGTACCGGGCTTATCTTCGCCCTTTTTAATAAACATAGCCAGTATAGAGTTAATTACCGCCTTACGCTGGGTAGCGTCTCTATACCGGTCGAGCTCTTTAAGGCTCTGTAAAATAGATGCCAGCAGGGGCTCGCCCCGTACGTCGTCTACCCGGCGCTCGGTACCGTATACCAGCCACGCCAGGCGCCGACGCGAGCGGGGGCCGTATGCAGCTACTCGCTTAAATTTTAGGTCGGCCTGCCGTACGTAGTAGGCGACCTGGCGGCCCTCGGCGTCTAGCTCTACGCCGTGGCGCAGGGTATGGCCCTCGCGTAGCTTAACCTCTAAAAACGGCGACTCTATACGCGAGCCGCTAACCGTACGCCAGCGAGGTAACCCGGTCGCGGCCGACTGGCTACGCATAACCAGCAGGTCGCCGCCGGCCAGGGCCTCGAGCTCTACCAGGCGCTGCAGCTGGCCCAGGGTACGAGCCCCGGTATAATCGCAGAGCGCCGGGTTATTAGCGTACTGGTAAAAGTACGCCTCGGTCTGCTCGGCCCACTCGTTAAGCGCCTCGTCGTCTAGGCCCAGTATCTGCCCGTTAGGCGTAGCCTCTAGTATAAGGCCCTTATTTACTATGTTAGTAACCAGGCGCCGCAGCAGACCCCTAGCGTACATATTCTCTCTAAATAGCTGCTCGCTACGGGCCCGTAAGGTGCCGAGGTCTAAATTATAAATCTGAGTCGGGCCGAAACCGCCCGGGAATTTTGTACCGTCAAACGTGGAATTAACCCAGCTGCTAACGCCTAGGCCGCCCGTCGCGCCCTCTCGCAGCGACGCAGCGAGGCCCGCCGGGCTTAGACTATCGTAGTCTACTACCGGCGTCTCTGGGGCCGTAGACCGCCCCAGCTCTAACCCGAAAGGTAATTTCAACGCTGCATGGTTGGTAGCCCCTACCAGGCCGGGCGGGCTGTTACTGTACTGCAGCCCGGGTACCGCCTAGCGTTTAATACGTCTAACCGATTATAAAGACTATTAAGCGCCGCCTCTAAGACTGATAGCGTAGCCTTAGTTACGCGGGTCTGGGTCTGGCCTGTGTCCATTAGGTACTCGCGTACGGCGTCGGTCTCGATAGCTAAAGCCGCATCCTCTAGCTTCTCTATCTGCGCTTTAGTCTTAGCTATTCGAGCGTCGAGCCATGCGGTATCTATGCAGGTACTCATATAGGCAGTATAAGCCCGGGGCCTGCTGCTGTCAAGACGGGCTAGAAAAAGCCCCCGGTCGCGGCCGGGGGCGGGTCTGGCTGGGGCGTCTCACCCACGCTAGCCAGAGGATGATAGGCCGGCATTAGCCGGCAAGAGTGCTAACGAACCGCAGCCCGCTAGACTTAACTACCCCTAATATACCACGCGCCCGGGGCCGGCGTCTACTCAAAATACGCCCCAGCCTTGCAGGCTTCCCAGAACTCTACCCAGTCGACCGCCTCGCGCTCATGCTGCTCTATACATAAATCGACCGCTACCATATCCAGGGCCGCCAGGTTATATACCGTTAAATCCCAGGCGTGGTTATCTGCGTTACTGGGCCGGTACCATTCCCAGCCCATACGCTGCCCGGTACGCTCGTTTACCCGCTCGCGTTTTTGTTCTACGGTCAGCTGCTTAAAAAACGCCTCGGGGTAGTCCTGCGGAAAATTCACATAGCCCGGGGGCTGCAGCTGTACCCCGTCCCATTCTCTGCGTAGCGACGCGGCTAGCCTGTCCTTATACCGGTCTACGTTTATCCAGTAGCCTACGGTACCGCGTTTAGTTTCAAAGGGCTGGTATTCTTTAACCGACCGGCCCGTATTCTGCGTAGTACGGCCAGCTACCGGGAATACCCCGCGCTCGTACTGCTCGCAGAACTCGTAGACCGTATCGGCGTTATAGCCCGAGTCTACTAGCGTTAGCTGTATTTTGTACTGCTTACCGTCGTCGCCCACGTATACCCGCTGCTCTATTAACTGCTCGAGCTGCTGCCACGGCTCGCCGTCGTACTGGCTACAGTCGCCCTCGAATTGCAGCCACTCTACCGAGTACATGCGGCCGCCTGCGGCCCACGCGCATACCTCTACGTCTAAATGCGCTTTATGTACGTCGACCGCAGCCGTTAGCAGCAGCAGGGGCCCCCCGGTCTCGCGGGTCGCGGTCTCGTTAGGTATCTCGCCCGAGTTATATACCGGGCGCCTATGCAGATTAACGGTCTCGAGCCGTAGCGCCTCGCCCCGCAGCTCAAAGGGCCGGCCCAGGTCGGTATTATAAAACTCTTGCAGCTTGTCCATATCTCGCGGCCGGCTCGCCTCGGTATCCCAGGCCTCTAGCCACCGGGTCGCTATATTCTCCCAGGTAGTAAACCCGACCGGGCTATACATAGCGCTAATATGGTAGCTGCGCCGGTCAGGCCGTACCGACGTAGCCGTAGCCCGCCACTCGCCACGCGGTAACATGGTAGCCTTATCGTCGTTAGTTATCTCGCCGCTACAATGCCGGCAGATATACCGTACGCTACCCGGTACTAGCCGGCCGTCTTTTTCTTCCCATACCAGGCCCCAGGCCTCGCCCGTCTCGTCGTCGCGGCCCGTAAATACGAGCTCTTGGAACTCACCGCAGCGTGGGCATGGTACAAAATACCGCCGCTTATCGCCCCGGTTATACTCGCGGTATATACGGCTGGTCTGCGTTATTAATGGCGTCGAGCCGCATACTATTTTACTCGTCGCCTCGTAGCCACGCATACGCGCCAGGGCCAGGTCGAGCGGGTCGCCCTCGCGCCCTACCCGGTCGGGGTAGGCGTCTATCTCGTCGCCTAGAAAATACTGGATACTAGCGCTACGCAGCTTAGGCGCCGACCGCGCCCCGATAGGTATTAAAAACCCCCCGCCCTGCCAGCTTAGCCGCTTTTCAGTTTTACCCGTCTTACGCCGGTTACCCTCGTCGGTCGTAGCTATCTGCTCGGCCAGGCCCGAGTAATGCAGCATAGGCGTTATATATTCTTCTACTCGCAGCTTAGCCAGGTCGTCGGTCGCCGTTAGCATCATTAGCGGGGCGTTTTTAATATGGTCTATAGAGTAGCCTATAAAATTCTCGAGTACCCCGACCGTATAGCCGACCTGGGCCCCCTTCATAATATCGACCCGACGTATGGGGCTCGTCGGCGCTAAGCAGTCGATAATTTCACGCAGGTAGGGCGCTACGTCGTAGCTGTAGTAGCCCGCCATACCGGTAACTTGCGGGGGTAGGTAGCGCTTAACCTCGGCCCACTCGCTAGGCTTTAACGTTACTATCTCGTCGGTAAGCTCGTCGATACAATCGGCTAGCCACGCCTCGCAGGCGCCGACGTAGCGGGGGTCGGCTGCTAGGGTCACGGCGCCGGGGGCTCGGTAGGTATGCGGGGGCCGTGGCGCTTAACGCGGTCGGCGATAGGCTCGGCCGACATATCTAGCCAGCCTAGGTCGATATGCCAGTATAGTAACACGTCTAGCCCTAGCTCGGTCTCGACCGCATACCAGCCCGGAGCCGTAGGGTCGTCGGCCGTCCAGGGCTCGGGCTCTGCTAGCTGCTTAGCGTGGCGCAGTAGCGCGTTGCCCATGTTAGTTATAGCTCGGGTCTTTTGCGCGAACATTAGCCGCGCCTGGCTAACGGTACCCAGGTCTACCAGGGTCTCGCCTATACTCTGCAGGTCGTCTCGTAGCATAATAGCCCCTCTCTGGCTGCGGCCCTAGCCGCGCCCCTAGCTGCCCACCGGCCGGCCTGGCCCGGTTATATCGGTACCCTTGGCCGCCTTGCGTAGTACCCGCGTCGTCGTATCCTTAGCCGCCTTTAAATGCTTACTTATCTCGTCGACTACCACGGCCTCGGCCGCCTCGATATCGTCGCCGGCTTTAGCCCTGGCGTATACCAGCCTGGTAACCTTACGCGCCGCGTCGGTCAGTAGCCGCATACTCATATTCTCGAGCGCCCCTACGATATGCGTCTTAACCGTATCGCGTGGTATTAGCTTACCCTCGAGCGCTTGGTTTTTGAGCTCTTGGCCTCGTATGGTCTCGATACGCTGGCGGTATTCTAAAAAATTCTCTAGCCCCTGCTCGTCGTTAAACTCGTCGACGAGCCGGCGTATACTCATATCTAAAAACTTCTCGATACTCACGCCCTTAGCAAAGGTCGACGCCTTGGCCGACCGGCGAGGGCCTACCAGTATCTCGCGGCCCAGACGGCCACGCGCCGGCCCGATAACGCCCAGGCGCTCGAGCTCGACGATAACTATTTTAGCCTTGTTAGTGCTGATATGTAGCGCCTCGGCCAGGGCGGCCGCGCTCGCGTCTTGGTTATTCTTTACCGACTCTATAGCCGCAGGTATTACCGGGGCTAGCCAGGGGTGAGCCGTGGCCGCCTGGCCCTCGGCTGGCGCTGGGGCTGCCACGGCTGGCGCCGGCGCTGCAGCCTCGGCCGGGGGCGCCGTCGGGGCCTTAGGGCTAGAGCCTTTACCCTCGGCCGCCACGCGCCGGCCCTGGCGCTTGGCGCCCCCGGCTTTAGCTGGTTTACGTCCGGGGCTCGTAGCATTAGCGGCCCGCTCGGCTAGGTATGCCGTTACCTCGGTATGGGCCGCGTCTATTTTACCGTCGACTACGGCGCCTTTAAGCCGGCCGCGTCGTAGCTGCGTAACATAGCCAGGCGTTACGCCGGCTAGCCGCGCTAGGTCTGAAAAAGTTATAAGAGTAGCCCCGTCCATAGCTATATTTATACTATAACCCCGGGGGGCCTGGCAAGTTTTTGAGCGCCAAATATCGAAAATATCGAAAAAGGAAGGGCGTTCCGACCAAAAT